CACTATGACAGAAAGCAAAATGAAAATAAGCAGAAGTTAGAAGAGTTAGAGGCTAAATCTAGACTTGCTCAAAAAAATAAAGCAATGGCAGATTATATTCCGCCTAAGTCTGATGCAGACCTTGAACAATTTAAGAAAAAATATCCAGATGTGTATGATGTGGTAGAAACTATATCTCAAAAGCAAGCATCAAAACAAGTAGAATCTTTACAAGAAGAAGTTCAAACACTTCGTAAACGTGAAGATGAACTAGTTGTACAAAGTGCTTACAGAGAATTAGTTAATGCTCACTCAGATTTTAGTGAATTAAAAGATTCACCAGATTTTATAGATTGGTTGAACAATCAACCTTCATCTATATCAGATGGTGTAACTAAAAATAGCAAAGATTCTAAATGGGCAATTCGTGTTGTTGACTTGTACAAAGCGGACAATGGAGTAAGTAAGAGCAAACCAAATTTTAATACTAGTGCAGCCCAAAGCGTGACAAGGACAAAGGCCAAGTCTGTAAACACTTCTGGCAACTCTGATAAAAGAATTTGGAAGCAGTCCGAGATTCAACGAATGAACTCAAGGACTTATGAAAAGTTCGAGAATGAAATTGATGCTGCCTTTAAAGAAGGGCGTGTTGATACTCGAGCCTAATTAACTTAACCTTTATAGGAGAATAATTATGGCGATAAGTTCATCAGCCGGTTATGACAACTTACCTTCGGGTAATTGGCTTCCGGCGATATATTCGCAAAAAGTTCTCAAATTTTTCCGTAGAAGCTCTGTTGTTGAGGGTATCACTAACACTGATTATGCGGGTGAAATTGAGAATTACGGCGACACCGTAAAAATAATTAAAGAACCTACAATTTCTGTAAGTTCTTATACAAAAGGTCAAGCTACTAATTTACAAAATCTTGCTGACGACCAAGAAACCTTAGTCGTAGATACAGCAAACTATTTTGCATTTAAAGTAGATGACGTAGAAGAAAGACAATCCCATGTAAATTGGGAATCACTAGCTACTTCTTCTGGAGCTTATGCTCTTAAAAGAAAATATGATAGTGATATTTTAGAAGCAATCTCTACAACTTCTGGAATCAATGCAGGTACAGCAGTAACTGCTAATACAGGTGACTTATGTCACAGTGTTATAGCAGAATCAGCTAGACTTCTTGATGACCAATCGGTACCAGAAGAAAATAGATGGTTTGTAGCACCTCCAATTTTTTACGAAGGATTGGGAGCAGCAGCTTCAAAAGTTATGGACATGTCTGTAATAGGAAGTGGCCAATCTCCATTAACTAATGGATTGGTATCAAATATTACTGTTTCTGGTATGAAACTGTATAAAACAACAGCGTTAAATAGGTCTGGAACTGATATTGTAACAATATCCGGTACTTCTAATGCTTTCTTTTGTATGGGTGGACACATGTCTGCTTGTGCAACTGCTTCGCACATTGCGAAAACTGAAGTTGTTAGAGACCCAGATTCTTTTTCTGACGTAATTAGAGGATTGCATGTTTATGGTGCCAAGGTTTTAAGACCGGAAGCTATCACTAGAACAGCAGTTGTCTTAACTTAATAGGGGGGATTGAAAAATGGCAACACATAGCAAAGTTACTGGTGGAACTACAGGACATTCTGCCACTAGAAGAAAACCATATTATGTCGAAAATACAATTGATAACTCTTTGTTTGACCCGGCGGCGGCTGACATTATACAATGTCTAAACGTACCGATAGAAACATTAGTTATGGCAGCAGGATTAGAAGTTTTAACAGCTTCTTCTACTTCTGTAACTTTTGACTTAGGTGTTACAGGCACAACAGCAGGACATTCAGATTTTGATTGTTGGGTTGATGCTTTTGACGCTACTGGAACAGGGCATGCTCCAATGGATGCTACTGATGCAGCGGCTATGCTTATTTGCAAAGCGGCAGAAACAATTGATATTGTGACTGCAGGTGCAACAGATACAGCAGGAAAAGTTAGAGTATGGGCAGTATTATGTGATATAAGTGGCTCAGACGAGACTGCTTCTAACACAGCGTAATTATAAATAATAATAATAGAAGGGGGAGAGTTTTCCCCCTTTTATCAACAGGATAATATATGTCAAAAGTTTGGAATATGACTAAAACTGAAAAAATTACTCCTCTATTTGATGATAACAGTGAATTAGAGAATAGAGTACAGAAGATAGAAGATAAGTTAGGTACTATAGAAAATAAATTAGATAAGCTAGTAGATGTACTAAGTAGTAGACAACATGAATTAACTAGAGAAATGAAAGAAAAATAAAATGGGTACTTGTAAAATTTGTGGACATGAATGTCATTGTAGTAATACTGGCTCATGTTGTGGTGGAGAATGTCATTGCAATTGTTGCGAACACGAAGAAATAAAATCAGAGATATAATGCTTAAAAAAAATAAAAAACCTAAAATTAGAGAAACTTCTGCTTTAACTAAAGACGGATATGGATTAGTTAAATTAAATGAATTAGGGTATCCAGTAAATGACCCATATGGATTAGCGGCGGCTTTTTGTAGTACAAAAGGCCCTTTTACTGTATTTAAATTTTTAAGGAGAACATAATGGCTAAACAAGGACTATACGCAAATATTAATGCAAAGAAAAAAGCAGGTACAAGCAATACCAAAAAAAAATCAACTATATCACCAGAAGCTTATGCTAACATGCAAGCAGGTTTTCCTAAGAAAAAAAAGAAAGCAATGTATGGTGGCACAATGACAATGCCAAAGAAAAAAATGTTATCTGGTGGACAAGTTAAATTAGATGTAGCAGAACCTAAAGGTAAATTAACTGCGGCTGATTTTAAAGAGCTTGGTAATAAAGGTAAAATGTATGGTGGCAAAATGAAAAAACCTTCTATTAAAAAAATGTATGGCGGTAAAATGCATATGAATAAAAAGAAAGGTAAGTAATGAAAGGCGTAAAGCATTACACAAAAGATGGTAAGGAGTGGAAAGGTAAAACTCATAAGCATAAAGATGGAACTTTAATGACCGGTGCTACTATGACAAAAAATAGTAAAAAATTAGTTCATTTTAAAGATTTATCTGCAAAAGCTAAAAAAGTAGCTAAAGCTTAATGGTAGCTAAAAAATATCAAAATCCCAAAGGTGGATTAAACGAAAAAGGAAGAAAGCACTTTGAAAGTAAAGATGGAGGAAATTTAAAAGCCCCATTAAAATCTGGAACAAGTCCTAGACGAGTATCATTTGCTTGCAGATTTGCAGGAATGAAAGGTTCTATGAAAGATGAAAAAGGAAGACCTACAAGAAAAGCATTAGCGTTAAAAGCTTGGGGTTTTGGAAGTGTAGGTGCGGCATCTAAATTCTGTCAAACCCACAAAAAGTCTTGACAAAACGGTAATTTAGTGTATAATATATAAAGGGAGACATGAGTACAACATACCTAACATTAGTAAATAATGTATTAAATGAAATAAACGAATCCGAATTAACGTCTACTACTTTTTCAAGTAGTCGTGGAATACAATCGTCTATAAAAAAATTTGTTGTAAAAGCTATGCATGAGATATACAATAGTATATCAGAAATACCAGATTTATATATATCTACTACTCAAGATACTTACGCAGGACAAAGAGAATATGCTCTTCCAACTTCTGCTTCTCCTCAAAGTACAGACTTACCTTATAGAAAAGTAGATTGGCAAACTTTTAGATTAGTTCCTAAAGAGCTAGTTACAAATGGAGAGTTTACTAGTAATATAACTAGTTGGACTACTATAGCAGGGGCAGGAAGTGCGGCTTATAACAGTGGTGGTAATGGTAGAGCTAGATTAAATGATTATGCTATCTACCAAGCTATATCTACTGTAGTAAATAAAGATTATAGAGTACAAATAAGAGTTTTTGATTCTAATAGTACTGGGCAAGCTTTAAAAATACAAGTAGGTACTGCGGCAGAAGGAACACAAAATTTAAGCACAACTTTAACAGTTTCTGATTTTGGTGCAGGAGCAGTTATAGATACATCATTTACTGCAACAGCACAAACAAGTTACATAACTATAAACAACACATCAACAGCTACAAATATGGATGTTGATTATGTTAGAATATCTGAAAATATTCCAGTAAAAAAATTACGATACATAACTTATGATGACTATAATAGAAGACTTTTAGAAAGAGATTTAAACAATTCTTCTTCTTCATATGACACACCCGATATAGTTTACGCAACACAAAATAAAAAATTTGGTTTATCACCAGTTCCAGATACAAGCAACTACACTATACAATATGAGTATTGGAAAATACATACTGATTTATCTGCTCATGGTGATACTATGGATTTAGATGATAGATTTAAAGATATTATAATAAATAGAGCAAAATATTATGCTCATATTTTAAGGTCTGATTTACAATCGGCACAACTTGCTGATAGAGAAGTTAAAGAAGCTTTAAAATCTATGAGAATAGAATACATTAATAACGCATCATATATGACAGACCATAGAGTTAATCATGGTAGTCGTGTAGGTTCTGGAGGATTTTAATTAATGCCATACACCGGTATGCAAAAACCTATGGTAGTAAGTTGCTCTGGCGGTTTAGTACTAAACAAAGATGTTTTTGCTATGCATCCCGGAGAAGCATTACAACTACAAAATTTTGAACCTAGTATTGAAGGGGGTTATAGAAGATTAAATGGAACAACAAAATTTAATTCTAATATAGTTCCTC